GTTGCAGCTGGTGTAGCAGGAGCGGCTGCAGTCGGCCTAAGTCAAAAGGTTATATCTGCATATGCCGATTATGAACAGCTTGTAGGCGGGGTAGATACGTTGTTTGGTGATGCATCTAAAAAGGTGCAACAATTCGCTGATGATGCATTTCTAACAGCAGGGCTATCAGCAAATGAGTATATGGAGACCGTCACAGGCTTTAGTGCTAGTTTGCTACAATCACTAGGTGGAGACACATCAAAAGCAGCAGACGTGGCGAATCAAGCTGTAACTGATATGTCCGATAACGCCAATAAAATGGGGTCAGACATAGGTAGTATCCAAAATGCTTACCAAGGTTTCGCTAAGCAAAACTATACCATGCTTGATAACCTAAAGCTCGGCTATGGTGGTACTCAAGAAGAAATGAAGCGCCTCTTAGCCGACGCTGAAAAGATTTCTGGCATTAAATATGACATCTCTAGTTTTGCTGATGTCACAGAAGCCATCCACGTGATGCAAACAGAAATGGGGATCACAGGGACTACAGCACAAGAAGCGACCGAAACTATCAGCGGATCGCTTGCTGGTATGGGATCAGCGTGGCAAAATCTCCTAGCTGGAATGGGTAATGCTGACGCTGACGTAGGTAAACTGGTTGATAACCTAGTTGAACAGTTTGGTTATGTTGTAAAAAATATTACGCCCGTTTTGGGAAATATTGTATCTGCTTTACCTGGACTATTGAATGGATTGCTCACGGCGGTTGCTGATTTGTTGCCAACTTTACTATCGGCAGTTACAGATCTGTTTAATCAAGTATTGCAAACATTGTTAACATTACTACCAGGATTGATTCCTGTAGTGGTTGATACTTTATTGAGCCTTGTACAGACGATTGTTGACAATCTACCATTGTTTATTGATGTAGCCATGCAAATTATTACGGCATTGGTTACGGGTATCGCACAAGCGTTACCAACCTTGATACCGGCAGCAGTTCAAGCATTGATAACAATCGTGCAAGGATTAATCAATAACTTGCCTATGCTGTTGGATGCAGCGTTGCAATTGATTGTAGGTTTGGCACAAGGATTAATTACAGCGTTACCTATGTTGATTCAAGCATTACCGACTATTATCAATAGTTTGGTAAGTTTCTTTATTGGTTCGATTCCAATGATCATTGAAGCGGGTATACAGTTATTAGTTGCTTTGGTAGAGGCGTTACCAACGATCATTCAAGCTATTGTTAAAGCCATTCCTCAAATTATAACCTCAGTGGTTCGTGCGTTTAGTGATGCAACTCCAGAATTAATTAATGCAGGCGTTACGTTATTTATCGCATTGGTGGAGAATTTACCACAGATTATCATTGCAATCGTGGCGGCAATACCACAAATTATGATAGCGGTTATTGACGGCTTTCTAAGCTACCTTTCTGAATTAGGAAATGTTGGGTGGAAATTAATTACAGGCTTCATCGATGAATTCACTTCTGTGGATTGGGGTGAAGTTGGTATGAATATTATCAGGGGAATTGGTCAAGGGATCAGTAATGCTGCTGGTGGTCTTTGGGATGCAGCCAAAGGGGTTCTTGGCGGTTTCAAAGATAATGTTCTTGGTTTCTTTGGTATTCACTCTCCTTCACGATGGGGGCGAGACGCTGTTGGTAAATGGATTCCTCGTGGTATTGCAGGCGGAATTGAGCAAGATGCTTACACTATGCAAGACGCACTGACTGATGCAGCGAATAAACTAACTTTTGACACAAGCAGTTTAGGAGCAAATGTAGATTTAAGTCAGATAAATCCGAATGTGGTGAATTCGGAAGCTGTCACGGATGATTTTTCAAATGGCAATGAAAATAGAAAATCAGGGGATATCTTTAATATCACTTTGCAAGCACTAGGTGAATTGACAGATTTCCAATTGATGGATATGGCTAAAAAACTTGTGAAAATTATGAAGGAATTGAAAGACAGAGAAGATGCACCTAAAGGAGGTGTATTAAGTGGGATTTAGACCAGGACAGTTTAAAATCAATGGCTTGGATAGTGAAGGGTTCAATACTTATTTACGTTCTAGACCACAGCGCCTTTCTGCAGGACGTGTTATAGAGCTCAAGCCTAGGCCGGGCAATGATTCGGTTGTTGTGGATTTTGCTTACTACAAAAATGTAGAATGGAAAATCCTTTGCAATGCACAAGCAGATAATGTAGATGATGTATCACATTTAGAGGATCGTATTCGGGCTTGGCTAGATATGTCAAACTACTCTGATTTTACCTACAGTTTTGATGAACAGTATATTTACCAAGCGATTGTAGTAAGTCCTCCTGTGTTTACGGGGACACATAAAGATGCCAATTGGATACCGTTTGAGTTCACAATCAGTTTACGTCCTTTCAAGCAGTCAAGAACGGGACTGAGATGGTTGAGCAATGAGACGAAAATACACAATATTGAGCACTATCCTTCGAAGCCTAAAATTCAAATTTTAGGCTCGGGGGATATTTCTTTTTGGATCAACAATGACAAGTTTGAGTTAACTAATATTGGTAATGAAATAATCATTGATTCACAACTAGAAGAATCGTATCGCATTGTTGATGGGATTCTTGAGAGTCAGGATAATAAAACCAAATTTATTGATTTTCCAAGTTTGCCTAAAGGTATGACACTTATAAAGTGGCAAGGGAATGTACAGGAGTTTAATTTGATGCCAAGGTGGTGGACAAAAGTTTGAAACCTAGAATATATGATCCGCTTGAGAAGGATTTCAGTCATAATGGGTTAGGGATTATGATTGATACAAGTCGTTGTGATGTTACTGAAGAAGCAAATGGGAAATATGAAGTGGAAATTGAGCATCCATTAATCAGCAGATTTTCGGATTATTTTGAAAATGGGTACCAAATCAAAGCGAAACCCAATGATCAAGAGGACTATCATATCTTTGAGATCAAGAATACCTATAAAGACACCATAAGTAACACCATACTGATTTATGGGCAGTCACGTACGTATAAAATTGGAAATCGTGAAGTGCGTCATGTTGAAATCGATTCAAAAAATGGCGCAGAAGCAATGGCTGCTATTGAAAATGGAATGGATGAACCCAGTGATGTGAAACTATTTTCTGATATTCAAACTACTTCCAGCACAGTTTTTGAAGCCCGTAATGTGTTGAGCTGTATTTCAGGAGAACAAGGAAGTATGGTTCAATATTGGGGCGGAGAGATCAAACGAGAGCCATTTAAACTTTCTTTATTGAGAAGAAGAGGTCGGGATAATGTCGGCACTGTTCGTTACGGGAAAGATTTAAATGGATTGAAGATAAAGTTTGATTGGTCAAGTGTTGTAACGAAGGTGCTACCATATGCTGACTTGCAAAATAGCGAGGATGGAACTACTAACCGAATTTATGGAAATGCAGTTATGTCAGAATTAGCATCCAATTACCCGGATGTTTACGCTAAACATATTCAATTTACAGAAGAACAAGGGGTAAAAGATTTAGCTAGTTTAAATCGAGTTGCTGCAAATTATTTTAAGTCTATTAATCCGGGTTCAGATAAACCGAAAATCAGCATTGAGTTAGAAATTGAAAAACTGACTGATTCCGAAGAAGCAAAAGAATTTGCTAAAATCAGAAATTATGGTTTGTTCGATACTTTTTCGGTTTACCACAGGCTCTATGACATCCACATTGACACAAAAATCACGAGTGTAGTTTACGATTCCTTAACTGGGAAAAACAAAAAAATCTATGCGGGCGACGCCCAGATGGCTTTTTACACCAAACAAAATTATGAGCTGCAAGAGACTATCAAAACCTTGACGAAGAAAGGTTACATGTCTGAATTTGTCGATTATGTAACTAACCTAATCAATGGTGTTGAGGGCGGTAGCGTGTTGCAATACCCCAAGAATAAGCCACATACCACATATTATATGGATACTGATTCACGGGACACTGCAAAAGATGTGATCGCGCTAAATCATAAAGGCTTAGGATTTTCTAGAACAGGTTGGCTTGGACCTTTCGTAAATGCTTGGGGCATAGATGGCACTTTGAATGCCGACTTTATTCGAGCAGGAAAGATTCGTACAAATGTTATGGAAGTCTCATTCAATGGTATGGGTGATTTGTTGCGAATGGTATCTGGAACGTTGCAACTATGGAATGGTGATCTCAAAATAATGGAGCTGACCAAGAAGGGATTGCAATTTTGGAGTGGAGATAAGTCATTAGGAACTATCGGTACTGCTGGCGAACCTTTTCCGGACTTGGTGGATCAAGATGGACCTGTTTCTATGGATGGGAAAGCTCTGATGATCCGAGGCGATGCGGATAATGATTACATTGCCTTATCTGCCAAAACAGGATCTGGTCTTATATTAGGAAATGGCAAAGGATTGTACCTAATTGATGATAATATTCGAATTATCGGAGATATAACTTTGTCTGGAAACTTTGATGTTCGTGGAGATTTAAAAATAAATGGACAGCAAGTATATCCTGGTGGATCTGGTGGCGGTGTTGGCCCTAGTGGATCAACGTACGATCCAATTAATATCGGCAGCAACATAATCGGCAATGCAAATATCGTTGCTTGGCTTGAAAAGTATACGAAACTCTATGGTATTTCGGATTATATTGGCTTAGCTTATGCGCTGATCATGGTAGAAAACCCTGGCACTGACGGAACAGATGACATCATGCAGTCTTCTGAATCAGCAGGCCATCCTGGTCCCGGATATCTTACAGGTGAAGCTTCAGTAAACCAAGGTTGTAAGCATTTAGCACAACAAATCAAGAATGGCCAAGATCAGAAGGTAGACATCTGGGGAGTAATGCAAGGATACAACTTCGGTAGTGCATATATCCCTTGGCTCTCAACCAGAGGTGGAGTAAATACCACCGATTTGGCTGAGGTTTATTCAAGAACTGTTGTTGCGCCATCCCTAGGAAATACAACTGGTGCAACATATCCATATGTGAATGCAGTATCTCAAGCAGATGGTAGAACTTATCTGTATGTAAATGGTGGTAACTTCCACTATGCTGCGATGATCCGACAGTATGTAAAAGTAAACGAAAGTGTAGGGTATGTAGTTCCTCTTAGTAAACCAGTTACAGTGTCCAGTGAGTTTGGCTATAGATACCATCCAATTACTGGATCATATGAGCTTCACAATGGAATTGACCTTGTAAACGGAAATGCTACCACGCCTATATATGCATCTGCTGCTGGCGAAGTGGTAATATCTGGAAGTTATCCCGATTGGTATGGAAACTATGTTGTTATTAAGCACTCTGACGGACTTTACACAGGATATGCACATTTGAGCCAACTAAATGTTAGCCAAGGTGATACAGTTAACCAAGGGCAGAAAATAGGCAATATGGGAACAACTGGTCCAAGTACTGGCCCGCATCTTCATTTTCAATTTTTTACAAATGGGCCTTGGCCAAGTTCGGATGATTTTATCAATCCGCGCGAACATATTGATTTTTAGGAGTGATGAATTTGGAACTAGATCAATTTAGAGATGTCGATTTAGTGATTGATTATGCGAACTATACGTTTATAGAAAAGCAATTCGTTTCGCAAGGGGATTACAAAGGGCGGACGTTAACTGTTCAAGTCACCAATAATGGCGTTGTCGGAGAAGTTCCGGGATTGATGTTAAATCTTAATTGGCATAATGAAGCAAGCGGGCTGACAGATTTGTCGGCTTTTTCTGTTTTAGATAAAGCCAATAGTATTTACCGAATCGAATACCCGCAGCACATGATGACACCTGGAAGAGTTATTGCAAGTATTCAGATAATTCAAAATGGAAAAGTAACAAACTTAAAGCAGTTTGAGTTAACGGTGCAAAAAATTGCAGGACAACCTATAGGGATCGTTGAAAAAGCAGAGTTTAGTGCTTTGGTAGCAATTCTGGCTGATTCAAACAAATTTAGAACGGATATTGATAGAAAAGCAGATAAGACATTTGTTGATGCCCAATTCGCGAGTATTGTGAGCGGTGCGCCAAAAGGGACCTTTACAACACTTGATTCGTTGAAAGCTGCATATCCATCAGGAACTGAAGGAATCTTTTTAGTTCTTTCAGATGGACATTGGTACTATTGGAATTCATCCAAGAAGCTTTGGACTTCTGGAGGAGTTTATCAGGCGGAAAAAAGCAAGTTTTCCATTATTCCCAAGGATCAAAGGCTTTGGCACACTTTTAAAGTTGACGGAACAGTTGGCTCAAGCTATATCTTTAATAATACAGCTAACACATTAGAAAATACGACCGATTATTTTGAAACTTCTGTTGCGGGATACGGTACCTATTCTATTCCGTTACCTATTGATCAGAATGACGTCGGCAGCACCTTACAATTGAGAGGAACAACTAATTATAGAGTATCTTTAATCGAATATAGCGTAGATTTGAAGGTAATTTCAGCAACCCAATGGGCAAATACTTTGGATAAGGTCATATCGAACGATACTAGATTTATAGTCATTGGTGTAAAAAGATATGACGATACCCCTATGAAATTAAGCGAAATGGCTTTAATTGATTGTGAGATTTTATCTGACAAGATACAGAGTCTTAACAGGGATATTAAGCAATCAACAATTGAATCATTTGGCGAATGGATTCAAGGAGCTTATCCACTTTTGGGAAATGGGAAAACTATTGGACCAGCAACTTACTCGAATTACAGAATGGTTAATTTTGTAAATGTGAATCCATCAACTGTCTATAAATTGAAATGTTCGCTGTTGCTTAAGTATCGGTTTGCATTGATTCTTGCAGATGAAAACAATCGCCAAATCATGGATTGCGGATGGGTTACTACTAAAGAAGAAGTATTAATAAGAACAACGCCAAATTGCTCAAAAATCTATATCGTGTTAGCTAATATTGATGATGCGAAAATGTTTAAAGATGCTGATCGGCTTCTGATGGGGATTAAGTTTTCAACACTCTCGAATATAGAAGTTGATCAATACAGAGGGCCAGCGTCGTCTGAACCTTTTTTAGTGAATAATACATGGCTTAATTTATCGATAGGCAAGGGAGCTAATGGCAAAGTAACCACTCCAATTGTCACCAACAGAATATTGACAAGGGTAGATGTTAAGAAGGGTATTTATACTTTAGACGTACTAGCATCAGAAGATTACAGATTTAATTATGTACAAGTTGCGGAAGACGGAGAGTATTTAAGTGATACTTATTGGCAAGTAGGCGGAGCAAGATTAAAGGTCGATTTAGACGGGTATATTTATATTGCTGCTTATAAAGGAGACGGGGCAGCAGCTATTACCACTGCAGAAGCAGAACATTTTAAAATAGGAATAAGAAGATCTTCAACAATGAATCAGTTGTTAGCAAACAGATTTAATAAAAAAATTATCGGACATAGGGGCGCAAGTGGGATTGCACCAGAAAACTCACTACCTTCATTTGAACAATGTGGACGTTTAGGTGTTTGGGGATGTGAAATGGACGTAAGATATACATCGGATAACATTGCTATCATTATGCATGATGAGACTGTTGATCGTACAACTAATGGCTCGGGAAAAGTATCAGAATTGACACTAGAACAAATAAAAGCTTTCGACTTAGATTTTGGAGAGAATATAGAAAACTATCAAAACTTAAAAGTACCAACTCTAAAAGAAGCTGTTGATACGTGTCGGATTTACGGCACAATTCCTGTGATCGATTTAGGTTTATTCGTAGGTAACGAGGATAACGAGTTATTGGAGAGAGTTCTTTTAGATATAGCAGAATTAGGTATTTTGCATGACTGCATACTTATTTGTCAAACAACATGGACAGCTTCAAGCGTAAGAGCTAAAAATAACGTAACACCAATAATTACAGCTTATAGTGGGACCATCGGCGCTGAAATAGAATCAAGGAGATTATTCCGTTTCGAAAACTCATATTGCGGTGGGTGGTATTCGACAGCGTCAGATCAACAACTGAAAGAGTTGTACGCCGTTGGGAAACGAGACTATAATTTACAATTCTATATGCTGACAAATACAAAAACAGAAGCGAAAAAGTATCTTGAACTTGGATGTGATTTTATCAGTTCTGATTATCCAGATATTTTAGCTTTTGATTAAGCATGCTCAATCGAGTGTGCTTTTTATTTTAGGAAAGTAGGTGGCATATGTTCAGTTGGGGGAAATTAGAATGAAAGAGTTTTTGGAACTCGAACTTTGTTTAAATAATAGAAAAGGTGGTATATATGGTGATTATTGATAATGGAGTGTTACTTAATGAATTTCGAGGGTTACTGGCAAATGGATACGTTCAGTTGTTTTTGTGGGTAGTATTGGGAGATATCGTGACAGGACTGTGCAAAGGGGTGTTCATCAAAGACGCCAACAGTACAAAAGGTTTGCTGGGTATCGTCAAGCACATGCTGGTCGTATGCTTAGTTATCATTGCTTATCCGTATTTAAAAATCATGAACCTTGAGACGTTTGCTACTGCATTCGTCTTTTTCTATATCGCGGTTTATGGAATTTCAATCACGGAAAATTTAGGTCAATTAGGTGTGCCAATTCCAAATTGGGTCAAAGAAAGACTGTCTAAGTTACAAGATAGTACCGAAAATCCAAAACCTAAAGTAACGGAAATTAAAATCGATTATGGTGACGGACAATCCGAAACTCAATCTTTGGATAGTAAAGATGATCCAGACTACGGTGATGGCCAAGAGTTTACAGATAAGAAGGAGTAGCCACTGGCTGCTCTTTTTTAATTTAGAAAGGATGATATAAATGAGTTTCATCAAATACGAATATATCAGAATCAACAAGTTTTCTCGTCCAGGAATCAAGA